TCTTTATCCGGCAGAAGAGAAATTACTTCGCGCTTTGTCAGGAAGGTGCGCTTCCATATGAAGTTACAATCAGAAAGATCTGCCTTACGGAAATAAGGATCAATAAGAAATGAGTTATATGCGCAATTATCTACTTTTATATTTCCCGATATAGGATCGTCACGGTAGTCAACCCAGACTTGTAAGAGATTCATACCGCCAATAAGAGAACCGCGGAAGGCATCTGAGACCGTCTCAAGGACATCTTCTTGACGATTGATCCACAAGAGAACCTTGGTAAATTGATCAGCCGTTTCAGCATCACCATTTTCAACAGGAACAACGATGCTGGATTTACGATTCTTTCTCTGATGCCCATCAACCATACTAATAATAGGTCGTATATGATTAAATCCGAGCTGCTTACGACGATTAACCGAAAGGTTACCATACATGTCAGACCAGAAGCTGGTGTCTCCCGAGTAAGCCCTGAAGTTCCTATCGGCTTCTCCCCAAAAAGACTGCAAGATAGTTATAGACTCTGCGTAACATGTTTCCATACGTGCAAGCATTGGCTTGTCGCGCTCATCATAATATTGGGGGCCAAGCTGAGGAAATAATGGCATAACAACTCCTAGTAGATCAAATAAAAATCTTTATTAGGAGTAGTCTAGAATAGCCAGGCAACTGGAGTAAAAGTTTTTTAAATAATAAAGCGACTTCAGCCGTTATCACCGAAATCGCTTTAAATACTAAGAAATGTAATCAATATATACTAGAGTTTAAACAATATACATCAACCGAACCAAACAATAGGTTCATAGTATATAGTATACAAAACAGATATAATAAAAACACCCATGGTTGCAACTTAATCAACCATGGGTGTTATATGAGAAGTACTTTGAATTATACTCTAATTATTCGCGATAAGGAATTATTAAATAATTCTATAAAACCATATACTAAAAAATATAATGAACATAGTAATTTGAATCCAATATACTTTATAAAACATCTGTTTATCATTAACAATAAACATTACTGTCAATAAAGTTAATGCCATGGCAATCCAATTATGAATATCCTGATTCATTTATCCCATCCCAATATATTATGTTTTATATAATAAGATATACCTACCGCACACATTGCAACAGCGTACATTATATACCACTCTGTCATTACAGTTATCCTTTTAAATAGGGCCTGTAGCAACACCTAAAGCTAATCCGCCGGCAATTCCTGCGGTATACGTAGCCGTTGTGGCTATGGGCATTGTCCACAAATAAATTGCTCCGGCAACTGCGGGTGCAGCAGGACCTGCGAATGCGCTTACTCCACATACAGCACCATGATAAGCCATTTGCATTGCAGTCATCGATAAAGTACAACCAAACCATACTCCCCAAGCGCCATTATGAATCAAAACACCATTTTCAGTAGCGAAGAAATTGTGATGTTCATCAACGGTAATGAAACGAATAGTCATCGGCATGTGCAAATGGCGAATTCCCGCAACTCTAATAAGAGTTTTATCTTGTTTCATAAGAACGTCTTCGATCGTGAGGTTTGATGCCTTAACCCATTTATGAGTTACAAACAACTCTTGATCGGGCGTTACATAAAACACCTTGCTATCAGAGGTCATAATTTCAACCACATTTTCAACATAGATGTCTTGTATTGCAGTTACTTCTTTTTCATCAAGAGAAAGATCTTTCATATTAGAACAAAGTATCTTGTCACCAATCTTCATAACTCTAATAGACTTAGTCCCTTCTTGAGTATGAATAGTTGTAGTATCTGATACGCCAGCAGTTAGAATCGCAACACTTGAAATACAAGAAACCATTAAAAATGCGCGCGTGAAAAATTTAGAGAACATAAAGACCCTTCATGAAATGAGTAAAACTGAAACTACTATGAATTAACGAAAAAAACACCAGGAATAAACAAGACCTACGATTGCGGTTGCAGTTTTTATTACCTGAACTGTTACTACCGTATCCGGCTGACAACAACCACCTTGTCTAATAGCCTGAGAATTAGAAACAGAGATGAGGGATAAAACTAAAAATGCTTTGACGAGAAAACGACGAGAGACGCAAGAAAAAAACTTCGTATTCATGATTTGTCCTTCTATGAATATATGAAAACTACCTTTTGGACATAAACTGCTCATATCCAAGAATAATTATACTACCCAGAAATTAAATGTCTATAAAAAACCCACCTAAAACCGAGTTATTAGTTAAAGGTGGGAATAATATCGTATTACACGCAACACGGACAAGTGTCGCATGACATCTTTTAAAGCAGTATCAAAGAGGTAGTGCTTGATACACACCTAACCTACCATATTGTACTATTGAACGTCAATTACTCTTCGGTCCAACTAATAAAACTAAACACTAAAACATTAAAAACAACCAACGCTAAAAAAATAAAAAAACCTTCGAACAGTGACATATAACGCCCTTAATAATCAGGAAAAAATAAATCCAGCACCCACAAAACAGCCAGATAAATTATATATATTCCCCCGACCATATTCAAACTAATAAGCAACAATATAAAAACACTATTCATTTTAATACCTCGGTCCTTCTTCCCTAAAGAATGCAGGTATGTTTGAATTAGGCCCCATCTGAGCTTCCATATATCTTTTCTCTAAATCCTCAGGGCTAAGACCATCACGTGTCTTGGGTAACGAAACACACATATATCTCATCGCATCCGCGAAATGGCTGCTACTGTCGTGAAGCGGGTGCGGCTTATAGACCTTACGTTTATTATCCCATTCCTGTCGGTAGTTCTCCAAGGCCTTCAACAAAGGCTTACAATTCTTTTCATCAATCCATATCTTGGCAAAGCTTGAACGAACTGCTTCTATGCCATCCTCAACCCCAATATTAGGCGCCAAGATAAAGTTCATCCCCAGTTGACGCGCCTTCTCCAAACGGGTCATTCCTGTTCCAAATTCTCGTACAGCCATATCATGCGGCGCAATGCAGCGCCCAATAGTATACCCAAAAGAATTAATAATATTGATGTAGTGCTCAAGCCCTTCCTTATTCTTCTCATAGCAATTTATAATGCGTACCGTGCTGCCAATATTCTGAAAGAAGATTATAGATGTCATATCACGCACACCAATATCGAGGGCCACATGTACTTTAAACGATGGCTCCCACGGAACCTGACCAATCTGACCCTTAACTCTCATACGATCAAGATACTTACTGTAATAAGCACCCTCAATACCTCTATCAAACGAACAATAATATTCCTGTTGGATCAAATCTTCTGACATCAAGCCTTCTTCGCGGTCACGCTCAATTTCACTATAGGGAATGTGTTGCGTGTCTTCAAGGGACAACTTATAACAAAACCAAGTATCCAACTGCTTAGCCATTTCATACAGCGTATAGAGATGGTTCTTACCACGGGGCGTAGAAACAAACATAGCAACCCCGTCATTGGCCGCTAAAATAGGTCTGATAAACTGGTACGCAGAAGGGTCCTGCAAGGCATATTCACTGAAAATAACGAACTTCGGGTTTGTTCCGACGAGAGAATCTATATTATCGGACCCGCAGACTTGTATGAGAGATCCGTTGGTTAATCTAACCTTCATCTCTTGGGTATTAACCGATGCCACCAGGGTCTTAGGGATAAAGTCTAATACTCGTTCTCCTTGATTGGTAATAGAATCGAATATGATCTTGCGTCCCTGAGAGTAAGTTGGGAATATGTAGTATATTACGCATATATTTCTTATTGCGTATCTAATTGCAATATTAAAGGCACACATGTCTTTACCCGCACGGCGCGGCATAATCGCAATAACTCTCTTGAACCCCTTGTTTTCAATCGCATCAAATAAAGGGGTCTGGTAGTCACGGGGAACGAATTTATTCAGATGAATCTTCTCTTCTACTCTCAATCTTCACCTCTGGCTGATCTACCACAAAATAGCTTCGCATTTCTCTTAATACATCTTGAACAGAGTGGAGAAGTTCCAATCTTCATCTTTTCAATGGGAACTTCTTTTGGTGCGCCACAATCACATACTCTATACAAAATAGTTTCACATCCGCTCAAAGACCATGTGTCCAAGATCTCCGGGTGAATTTCTAAGACTGTTTTTCTTCTTCGCATGCCGCACCATCTTTTTTATCAAGTTCTTTCTCGTAGGCGTCTTTTACCATTGCAGATATCTCATTGATTATCTTTTCTTCAGTCTCAGTTGTAGCAACAGAAAGCGCCATATTCTCATCCGCATACCAAACACCACTTTGATGATCAATCAACAAGCCGTTCTTAGACCTGGCCATCTTCTTCAAAGTGTCGTTGGTCATGCCGTGAACCGGAAACCACAAACTATAGTTCTTGAGGATTCCGTCGCCGAGCTCAGTTAAAATTAATGTACGCTGCCATAAAGGCTTACATACTTCACATTTCTTATCTTCATTACAACAGTTCAACGTCACTTGTTTTACTACTTTAACACACAATGATTCATTCATTACTTTATCTCCCTTTGTTCAAAAAACTTATCGTACTGGCCAAAACAATCAATAATATCTCGTATATTCACATCAAGCTTCTTCGCGATCTGATTTAATATATGATCATCTTCGCGCAAATGAATGGTGACGTTTCTATCTCCTATGCACGTCATTTCGCCATGTTCATTCTTAAAAACGATACCGTCCTTGGACAGAACAATTCTTACTTCATTCACTGCTCTTCTCCTTTAAATGCTTTTCAAAACCACGCTTCAAAGACTTCAACGCCCCGGAGTTCAATTCAAATACAAATCGCATATCTTCATCTTCTTGCTTGAGCGCAAGTTCATCCAATAATCGTATTAACCATTCAAGCCTAAAACCACAATAGCTTTCATCTTCATAGTCTTTCCAGTAACAACCAATAACCATCTCTTCTTCATGACCAATATCAGATAGATAC